GTGTTAATCGTTACACATGGATTGCTAGTTCTAATACTTTTACTCAATTACCCAGTACAGATGGTCCATGGCAAGGAGCTTCAGTAGTTGATATTACTGATAATTACAATATTTACAATCAGGTAGGAACAAGAAATTGGGCTTGTACAGACCTTGGTTCAAGTTTGTCTACAAACGCTTATTACGGTACTAAAGATGCCGCACCCGACCCTATTATTGGTTTGATAGCAAATCATAGACAAGTTTATCTTTTGGGGCAACAAACAACTGAAGTTTGGGTTGATGTTGGCAATGTTATAACAGGCATTATTTCTTTCCCTTTTCAGCGCATACAGGGAACAATGATGCAACACGGATTGGCGGCAGTTGCTTCTATTGCTCAATTTTCAGAAATGTTTATGTTTGTTTCAAAAGACAACAGAGGTCAAGGAATTATTGGCGTTATACAAGGGTATGCTTTTACAAGAATATCTACTCATGCTGTTGAACAAAGTTTGCTTAATCAAACAATATCTGATGCAATTGCTTATACATATCAGCTTGAAGGACACGAATTTTATGTTGTTACTTTTCCATCTATAAATATTACTTGGGTATATGATTTAGCTAGTCAAATGTGGCATAAATGGTTATCTTGGGACGGAACTCAATTTAATCGTCATCGTTCAAATTGCGGTGCGTTTTTTAATAATTCGTATTTGGTAGGTGATTACGCAAATGGAATGATTTATTCTGTTGATAATAACAATTACACAGAAAACGGTTCAACTATTCGCAGAATTAGACGTGCGCCCCACATAACAAGCGATTTACAAAGACAATATTTTTCTGAACTTCAAATTCAATTTCAGCCTGGAGTTGGACTTGAAACAGGACAAGGACAAAACCCTCAAGCTATGTTGCGCTGGTCAAATGACGGTGGTTCAACGTATTCTAACGAACATTGGGTAAGTATTGGCGCTGTTGGTAAATACAAAAACCGTGCTATATGGAGACGATTGGGTTGGTCAAGAGATAGAATTTTTGAAGTTGCGATAACAGACCCTGTTAAAGCAGTTATTGTTTCAGCAAATTTAAAAGCTGAAGTTGGAGAAAATTGATGGCAACACAACAAAATTCCAATATTAATATACCGCAAGGACAGTTTCTTGATGCTACAACGGGTAGACCATCTTTGCCTTGGCTGTTATGGTTACAAAATCCTAGTTTTATTAAAATCACTTCTGGTCAACAAATAATAAATGGCAACGAATATATAGATGGTATTTTAAATGCAACAGGTGGCATCTCAGGAGGTGTATTTTGATGGAACTTGTACTTACCCCCAGCAATGAATTATCGTTTGACTCCGATGATTCTAAGCATCAATATGAAGTTTTGGAACAATTAGCCAAAGTGCCAAATCGTCAAGAAATTGAACAATTACAAACCGAAATTGCAAAAATGGAACAGCCAGTATTTGATACTGAGCATTATTTTAGCGGTGGCATGTATTGTAGAAAATTGCCCAGAAAAGCAGGGACATTGATTGTTGGCAAAGTACACAAAAAAGAACATTTTTTTATGTGCGCCAAAGGAGAGATCATTGCTTGGACAGAAAAAGGAATGCGTAAACTGAGTGCGGGCGATATAATTGAATGCAAAACAGGCACAAAACGTGTTACTTTAGCATTAACAGATGCCATTGGAATTACGGTTCACATAACCGATAAAACCAATATTGATGAAATTGAAACAGACCTGGTTGAGCCTGATGAATTGTCTATGTATGCTCCAGGAAACGTGTTAAAAACAAAAGTCTTAGGGAGTTAATATGTCATTTATTACTGCGGCGGCAATCGTTGGGGGAACATCGCTAGTTGGAGGATATTTAGCTAGTCAAGCGTCAAAAAATGCGGCTAGTACAGTTGCTAACGCTACAACAGCTGGTCAACAGCAAATGCAAGGTAATTTACAGGCTCTAAGCCCAAATTACACTCCATATTTACAAACTGGAACAACAGGATTAGCTAATTTAAATGCGGCTATGCCGTCTTTGACACAAGCGCCTACACCGTATCAACCTTTTACAGCACAAGATTTAAATGCTAATTTAGCGCCAAATTATCAATTTATGTTGCAACAAGGTTTAGGGGCGCAATCCCAAGCAATGAACGTAGGTGGAGGCGGTTCTAACATAAACACAGCCAATACAAAATTTGCTGAAGATTACGCTAGTAACGCATATCAAAATGCGTTAAACAACTATATGACGCAACAACAACAAGGATTCAATCAACAGCAAACGTCTCAATCCAACATATTTAATAGACTTGCTTCTGTTGCTCAGATTGGTCAAAATGCTGTTAGTGGTCTTAGCAATTTGGCTACTGGTACGGCTACAAATGTTGCCCAGCTGGGAGTTGGTGGCGCACAAGCTACTGCGGCTGGTATCACGGGTTCAGCAAATGCAATTTCAAGCGGCATTCAAGGTGCTGGACAGGCTTACTCTAATGCTGTTACGTTACCCGCTATTTTGAACGCAATAGGATAAATTATGGCATCTTTTAATTTTGATACTTCAGCGATACAAGCCAAACCACCACAAGTTGAGCAAATGAAACTCAGCGATATGCTGAACATGGCTTCAAAAGGGTATGAGCTAAAGAAAATGAAAGAGCTGTACCCAGCAATGATTGAAAAAGCTAAAGCTGAATCTGAATCGGCTCAGTCTGGCGCTTTTATGAAAAACATTGAAGCATCACAAGCATCAATTCGCAACAAAGAGCAAATGAAGCTCAATGCGTTTATGCAAGACCCAAAAAACTACATGGACGAAAATGGCGACATTGATTTGACTAAAGCCAACAAGGCTATACCAATTATTGCGCCAATGACAGGAACAGATCATTTAAGTAAGTTGTCTACACTTGCTCAAAACAATACTCTTGCCAAAGACGCTAAACTTAAATTTAGTCAAAATGAAAGAGAAATTGTTGCGTCTACATATGGCGCATTGGGGCGTGCTAACGTAACAGACCCAAAAGAATATGCTAGTGCTTTAGACAATTTAGTTAAAGCATTTCCTGATAGTCCTTCAATGAAACAATACGCTGATGCGGCTAAAGGCAATTTAATGATGGTTGGAGATCATTCAAAATTACCAGCTGTTGCTATTGGAACGGCTAATCAGTTGCTTACTTTGCCACAACAACAAACAGCATTTACGCCCACAACAAACGTTGCTACTGTTGGCGGTCAACAAGTACCCGTTACAACAACACCGTCTGCTACTGGGGGCGCACCTCAAGTTAACGTTGGTCAATTCGGAGGTACAACACCCCAAACAAAATTACCAGCTAGTGCGCCTGGAATGCCTAAAATTGTTAATGAAGACCCAAATCTTACATACAATGGACCAGCACAACCTTTACAACTCAATCCAGTTCAGGAAAAATTATTTAACGCTGGTCAAGAAAACTTTAACAAATTACCCGCACTTCAACAACAAGCTCAAGAAGCCAAAGAATACGTGCGAGGTGCAACGAACGCTATCGAAGCGGCAAAAGGTAGTACCCTTGCTCAGAAATTGCAAGCTGGTGGTAAATACGTGTTTGAAAACCCCGAATTAGACCGATTGACTAAAAACTTGGCTGGTGTGCTTGTTTCTAATGCAAACACAATGGGCTTGAATCGTTCTGATGCGTCTTTTGCGGATGCTGAAAAACTTAGTGGTAGTGCCAAAATATCAAATGAAGCGCTTAAAGACATATTGCAAAGGGCTGATGCTCAAGCAAGTGCGGCTGATAAGTTTTCTACGGCTGTAAAAAATTACCGTGAAAAGCGTGGAGAAATCAATGCTAGTATTCACGAAGGAAGATTTAAGTCAGCATGGTCTAATGCTTATGATTCAAAAATATTCCAAATGGATAACATTGCAAACTCTAATTTGCCCGATGCAGAAAAAACAGCACGCATACAAGATTTGACAAAAAATATGTCGCCAAGCGCATACACAAAATTTGTAAATGATGCTAAAACAATTCATCGTCTTGAGCAAGGAAAATACCAATGACAGACGTAGCTGATGATGTAGACGTACCTGGTCTCAAGTATTTGAAGCCTGTCGCACCTACTGCGTCAGCTACAACTGCTCCAGCTACTGAAGCGCCCCCAATCAATCCTGATTTACAAGATCGTATTTCAAGGCTTAATGATGAATGGAAATCTCGCAAAGACCTTAATCCTAAAGGTTTGGATTTGCCTATAACAAGCAAATCAAGAACATACGATCAAGAAAAAAAATTATATGATGCTTGGATTGCTGGTGGTAAAAAAGGTAATTTAGTCGCATTTCCTGGTACTAGCAAACATGAAAGCGGAGATGCTTTTGATTTGTTGCCAACTGTCCCTGATGATTTGTTAAGCAAATACGATTTACATAGACCTTTTGGAACAAAAGACCCCGTACATGTTGAATTAAAACCTAATACCGTCATGGCTCAAGCTGATGACATAGATGTGCCTGGACTTAAATATTTAACGCCTCCTAGCACGGTTACAGCACAAAAAACAGCCAAAACAACCCCGTCAATTACTTTGCCAACAACGCAAGAATTGAAAAAAACAGCTGGTGAAACCATATACAACCCTGAATGGTGGGCTAAAGATATTGCGGCAAAAGCTGACGTTGCTTATGGTGGTTTGTTGGGCGCTGGACAATTTGTTGCTACACCATTTGCTAAAGCGGCAGATTACTTGACAAATTCCACGGCTGGTACAGACGTATTGAACCGTGTAGCGGATTTTGCTAGTCATCCTGTTGGTAAAGCAATGGGTATTACTAATGACCCCGTATACCAAAAAGAAGTTGCTACAAAAATATTGGGTACGATTGCTCAATATGCTGACAAACCAATTTCATACATTGCTGAACAAACAGGATTGCCCAAAGATGAAGTGTCTTGGTACGCACAAGCGGCTGGTATCAAATTAGCACCAGTAGTTGGTAAAGCTGTCGCTGAAGGCGCTGGTAAAGTAAAAACTGCGGCTATTGAGGGCGCTGAAACCGTTGGCAAAGCAAAAGAACAAGTACAACAGCAGTTTCAAACGCTAAAAGAGGCGATGAAGCCTGAAGCAAATCCTAATTTGCGTAGCATTGGTGCGGCTGAAGCTGATAAGGTTTCTGTGCGTAAAGCTAATGCTCAAGATTTGTGGGAACCAATGGACTTAGAAAGAAGTCAGTTGACCAGAGATTTTGGCGATGTAAATTGGGCAAGAGAACACGCAAAAGACCCCGTTGCTGGAAAATTGTTTCGCGATTTGTACGCAGATCAAAACGCTAAAGTTGCCACTAATTTCCAAAAAGCGATTAACAACACGGGCGCTGAATTAACAGGAATTGAACGTGCTGAACTCGGTGAAAAAATAAATAACGTTGTTGATACATACAAAAAAGATCGTTATCAAAAAGTTAGTGATGCGTATGATGCGGCAGATGAAGCTGGTGAAACACTTGAACAAGTTTCATATCAACCTTTGATTGACTACGTTAACAACAAACGACCAACAGTAAAGAAAAATAATCCAATTCTCAGTACGATTGAAGAAGAATTAGCTCACAATGACCCAAATGGTGCTGGAACAATCAATTTGCGTCAGATGGAGGACATTCGCAAACTAATTGCTGAAGAAACAGAGCAAGGCACATCTAATGGTCACCACGGCAATCAATTGCGTAAAACTATAGATCAGTTGACAGCGAACAAGGGCGGTGATTTATACAAAACAGCACGTAAACTCAATACAGATTACATGACTGAATTTGAAGACACGCCTACCGTTAAAAACATTACAGCACTTAAAAAAGGCACGGTTGACAGGGTTGTTCCATTAGAGCAGTTACCTGAAAAATTGTTACTCAGCGCTACAAAAAATCAAGTACAACAAGTATTTAACACTTTAGCTAAAGCTGGACCAGAAGGTCAGCAAATGATAAATGAACTTAAAGGCGTTTTAGGTGAACATTTGCGTGACCAAACGTTCCAAGGCGTTAACAGAGACGTACATGGAAATTACGTTCCATCTGCGTCTAAACTTAATGCCGCAATTGAAAAGTTAGACAAAAGCGGAAAGCTGGATTTGGTGTTTGGCAAAAAAGACGCTGAACGTTTTAGAACGCTAAATGAAGTTGTACAGGATATTCGTACAGTACCTGAAGGTTCAGTCAATTATTCTGGTACTGCGGCTAATCTTAAAACATTGTTGGCTGATATAGCGGGTTCATATGCTTTAACAGGCGTACCAGCGCCTTTAGTTATGGGCGCTAAATATACAGCGAATCAAGTTAAAACGCTTAGAGACATTAACAGAGTAAAAGATTTTATTGATTTTGGAAAAACAAAATAATGGAATGGCAACAACTCATCAACATTGGTGCTTCAACATTGCTAATGGCTCTTGGCTGGTGGTGTCGTCAAATTTGGGATTCAGTACAGGCTCTCAAAAAAGACGTTCAAAAAATTGAAGTTGATTTGCCAACACATTACGTTAGAAAAGTTGACATTGAACAAAGATTTGACCGTTTGGAAAACATCTTAGACAAGATATTTGACAAACTAGACAACAAAGCTGACAAATGAGGTGTTTGAATTGACCCGTTTACGCTTATTGCCGCCGCAAGCACAGCTCTCAAACTTGTTAAACAAGGTTGCGAAATGTTCCGTGAGGGTCAAGCGTATGTCAAGGACGTTGTCAAGACGGCTAAAGAAGTACAAGCAATCGGTAATGAAGTTTTGGGGTTTTGGGGCGAACTAAAAGCTATTTTCGGTTTTAAACCAAAAATAAATGAAAAAATTGCAGAAAAACCGCAAAAAACAGATTTAAAACAGTCTAAACGCAAACAAGAATTTGATGCTAATGCTGTTTATTCACAAATTGGAAAGAACATAACGGATTTTTTTAAGGCATACAACGCATTGAAAGATCATATTGCAGAGGAGCAAGAAAAGTCCAAAACTGTGTATGACCCAACAGGAGATCAAACTGAAAAAGCTGTTCAACGTGTGTTAGCGCTAAGTCAAATGGAAACGATGCAAGTAGAACTAAGGGAATATATGGTGTATCACGTTCCACCAGAACTCAAAGATTTGTACACTCGCATCAATCAGATGATTGGTACTATTCAAAACGAACAGGCGTTGGCTAGACAAGCTCAATTCAAAAAACGGAGACAAATTGAAGCTGAACAACGAGAGTTTGCTGACAAAATTTGGTTTAGGACAGCATCAACTATTGCGGTAATTTTTGTTTCAATTTACATTATGAGCTTTATGTGGGCACTAAAACAAATGACTGGGGATATGTAATTGTTATTATTTGTTTAGCATTTTTGTTTGTGTTGATATTGCCTGTAATCGGTTTTATGTACATGGACATTAGACAAGAACGAATAATGATTGCATATGATTTGAAAAGAATTGAAAAACTAAAAAAAGAGTTAGAAAAGCAAAAGGAAACAACAAAGGAGTAATTATGGATTGGTTAAAAACAATAGCACCTACCATAGCAACAGCGCTAGGTGGTCCATTTGGTGGATTGGCTTATGAAGCAGTTTCTAAAGTGCTGGGAGTTTCTCAGGATGACGCTAAAAAGATGCTAGATGACGGTAAGTTGACTGCTGACCAAATAGCGTCAGTCCAGCAAGCTGAAATTGCTTTGAAGGCAAAGGCACAAGAATTGGGTTTAGATTTTGAGCAACTGGCGGTGACAGATCGAAAGTCAGCCAGGGACATGCAACAAAATACGCACTCATTTATTCCGCCCGCACTCGCTATTATGGTCACGTTCGGGTTTTTTGGTATTTTGGTCGGATTGATGATGGAAACGTTCAAGACATCAGACGCATTACTACTTATGTTAGGTAGTTTGGGAACAGCTTGGACTGCTATCATGTCATTTTATTTTGGTTCGTCAGCTGGTAGTCAAGCCAAAGATGCCATGTTACATAAATCAACCCCAACGGAGCAGAAATGATTAACTCACGCTCATTAGATGATCTTTTGCCTGAAGTCAAAAAACGTGTTGAAACATTTATACAATTATGTAAAGACAATAACATTGATTTATTGGTTACTTCTACATACCGTGATAACGAAAGTCAGGAGAGCTTGTATGCCCAAGGACGAACAGAACCAGGACGAATTGTTACAAATGCTAAAAGCGGTGAGTCTTTCCATAATTATCGCTGTGCTGTTGACGTTGTGCCTCTCATTTCTGGGAAGCCTGATTGGGATGGAACTCATCCAATATGGCAAACCGTAGGACAGCTGGGAAAACAAGCTGGATTAGATTGGGCTGGTGAATGGCATTCTTTCAAAGAATTGGCTCACTTCCAATACACGGGCGGTTTAACTATCGCTGAACTCAAATCAGGTCAAACAATAGCATAAGGAAATATCATGGCAACAAATTTCAAAATCAGCGGCAAAGAACACAAATCACCAAAATCACACTATGTTGTTTTGCGTGAACACGAAAAAGCGAATGAAAACGAAATTCACAGACTTGCGGACAAATTAAAAAAACACGAAAGTTTACCCGCAGAAAAAGCACACTCAAATTCGCAATTTAGTGCACCTCTGCCCAACATGCGTTAATTTTCAGACC